GGGACTTATGTCGGAATCCGTATTTATTGGAACTCACAGTATTTATGCAAATAGAAATTGTGTTGGGCCATGGGAAAAATGGTATTTGCTGGTAAAAGTTCCGATTCAATGGATAGATAAGGGAACGAAAGAATATGAATCGCTATTTGGAAACATTGATCATGAATTATTATTATATAATTATATTCGGGAATGCGAAGATATCCTGGGAGCAGCTATCGATGAAAAAATAAACAGACTTGCTCACCCTGATGGATTTTTCGCGGGCGTCCACCCGGATTTAATTAAAGAAGTCAATGAGTGGCTTGAAGGGAATTATAAAAAAATTCCTTTATATTGGTAAAAATGGGCAGGCATAAAGACAGTAAAAATAAAACCCCGGAACAAAGGGAACAAGAGCGATTAAATAAAAACCCAGTAGGCCGCCCGTCTAAAATATCAGAGGTTGATCTTGAACAAGTCGAGAAATTAGCGCAGTTCGGCAGGCTTGACCTTGAAGACATAGCTTACATCCTGGGGATTGATAATAATACCCTGCATGTCTGGAAAAAACGATATCCAAAATTTCGCGATGCATTAAAAAGAGGTAGGGCGCGTGCGATTATGTATCTAAAGCAAAAGGCATACGAGCGGGCCATCGGGTACACCCATAGAGAAGAAAAAATATTTGTGACTAAAAGGGAACCAACTGAAGATAATCCTAAAGAAGTGAATATAACCAGGGTAGAAACAGATAAGCACTATCCACCGGACCCCACCGCTTTTATTTTCTTACTATGCAACTGGCAAAAAGACGAATTTAAAAGGGACTGGCAGGCCCAGGAGGGCGCTGTCGATCGCATTGAAGAGTTAAAGGCAATTGCCGAAATCCTGGATAAAAGGAACAAAAAGAAATGAGCGCCAATATAAGCCCGGAGAGATATCTTGAATTGAAAAAGCTTATTGATGAGAATATCCCGGAGTTAAAACCACAAACCCGGGGAGAAAAAGAGATAACTCCTATTCAATGGATGCTCCTAAATGACAATGAACATCAAATAATTTGCAGTCACTCAGGTAGGCGGTCCCGGAAAACCCTGATCTTTTCCCGGAAGCTTTTCCGTAATGCACTCAGGATGCCGGGCCGGTATATTTGCGGTGCCCCTACCCATGAGCAGGCAAAAGAAATATTTTGGGATAGGATGTGTTCACTTACCCATCTATTCCAGGCCAGGAAGCCGCATGAGACAGACCGGCGTATTTGGCTCACTAACGGCAGTGAGATAAAAATAGCGGGGCTTGAATCGGGCGAACGCCTAAAGGGTAAGCCGGCTGCCGGGTTTCATATCTCGGAGGTAGATGATGTAAAAGAAGAGATTTGGTTGCGGCATTTCCTTCCTATGTCCCTGGACACCAACGCTTTTTTTTACCTGGACGGTGTTCCGGGTGGAGGCATGGGCTGGTTTTATGATGTCTGCCTGCAGGCCTGCGGTGGTGCCCTGCCGGAAAGGGATGAGGCAATTTGCGGAGCCTATGGTACTTCAAAAAAACATCCGCACATGGCCTATTATCACTGGAAAAGCAGTGACGTCTATCAGCAATGGAAACTTGATCTTATCCAGGAGCAGTATATTTTCAGCCAGGACATGTTTGAACAGGAGTTCGAGGGTCGATTTATTTCCCTCAAGGGGCAGGCATATCGAAATTTTAGCGAACTTAATCTCAGGTCGATCGATTATAACCCGGCTTATACCGTGGCTATCGGATGGGATTTTAACCGGACACCCATGGCCTGTACATTTTCGCATATCATAGATGATAAAATCTACACCTTCGATGAGGCGTTCATTGATGATTGCACTACCGACGGGATGCTTGACTATATTCTCAATGTGAAAAAGTTCAAGCCGGAAATGTGCACCGCCTACCCGGACAGTACGGGGGCACAGGAAAAATCTAACGCATCGAAATCGGATATCCAACAGATACGAGCAGCGGGGATTGAAGTCCGGGCGAAATCCATAAATCCCCGCGTAAAAGACAGGATTGCTAATGTAAACCGCTTGCTTAAAGACCGTAAGGGAATAAGGCGGGCGTATGTTGACCTCCGGTGTAAATACCTGGTCAATGACTTTAATAAGGTGAAGTGCGACCAATATGGGCATGAGGAAGTTGAGCAAAAGAAAGGCCGATTGACACATATTTCAAGTGCCTGGGGATATATGGCATATTATTTATTCCCCATGCATCGGGGTGGAATTGAATTATTGAGTTGAAAAAAGGGAGCAATGGTATTATAATTGAAGTGAGGTAAAACATGGAGCGCATAAGCAATGACCTTAAAGTGAACATGATAGCAATGGATGAAACCGGGGGAATCACCCAGAAATTAGAAAACGATTCATCCCGTCAAAATGCAATGGAAATCCGTTATGACATGCAATTGGATTCATGGCGGGACATCCTGGCTGACAGGATTAACGAGCGATTATCCCCGGAAAGTCAAGCCGATATGGAAACATATGTCCGCTGCCGATTTAATCCATTCAAGGCAATCAATGAAGAGGTCTCCGATTTATATACGGATGAGCCAACCAGGGAATTCACTGGGCCTAATGCCGATTATTTTCAAGAGCTATATGATACGATCGATGTGAATACCCTTATGGAGATTGTCAATATATTCGTCAATTCCGTCAATGAAATCCTGCTTTATGTTCAGCAGCGAGATGATGGGGCTATCGACATTGAATTTTTGACACCCCATGCTGTTACCGTATTTTGCGATAGTCTTAATCCCACTATCCCCGTCAAGGTATATATTAAGCGCCGGTGGGACCCGGATAAATCCTATACCCCGGAAAACCGGTACTGGATAGTATGGACTGCCGAATCTCATTACATCCTGAATGGAGCAGGCGAAGTAATGCCCATTGAAGGAAATGAGCAAATGTTAAACCCTTGGGGTGTACTGCCTTTTATTTTTATTCACCGGCGCCGCCCGATTGATGGGTTCTGGAATAATACAACCGGAAATTCTCTCTTTGAATTTACAATATCTTATGGAATCTGTGACGTGATGAATAATTTCACGAAGTTTTGGAGCGGGTTTAAGCAAGTCGCAGCGTTCGGCGATAGGGTTGATATACCGACCGGTATGCTAATGCGTCCCGATGTCGTGTTCAAGGTAGAGGGCGACGGAGTGACAGTACAAACCCTTGACTTCCAGGTTGATCTTGATAAGCTGGCAAAAGACATGGAAAATCAAATCGCCACCATTTCCCAGGAGTACGGGATTGACCTGGGGAGCACTAAGTTTTCCGAAAAGGAAAGTGGGCGGGCCATTTATATCCGAAATACGAAGCTGCAAAAGATAAGAAAGAAACAGGAAAAGGTATTACTTGCTGCTGAGATGCAACTTTTTGACTTGATTAAAAGAATCACTGCGATCATAGCCGGGAAAAAGCCGGAAAGCGATACCACTGAGATGACCCTCCGCTATGCCGAAATGAAAGCATACGTGGAGCCAAAAGAGGAGCTTGATATCCAGGAACAAGAAATGAAACTTAACCTGGCCGATATGGTAGAAGTTTTCATGAAGAGAAACACGGCTTATAAAGACGATTACGAGGCAGCAAAGGAGCGGCTCATTGAAATCCACCAGAGTAATAATGAATTCAGACAGATGCAGGATTCACGCATTAATGAAGAGCTTAACCGTATAGATGAAGAGGAAAAAGAAGAAGGGCAGGAAAAAGAAAAGGAAAAACAGTTGAAAAATCTCGAAAAAGAGGTATAATATTAATATGAACAAAAAAAGCCAGGTAAAAAATGCTAACACTAATGTCAAAACCAATATAAATAGTCCCTGCCGGGGCTGGATTTTGCTTACCTGGCTTTATCCGGCACCCGGCAGGGGCATTTTTGGAGGTAAATTATGCTAACATATGAAGATATCGAAAAAGCGAAACAAATGCTTGTTGATACCCCGTGGCCAGAAGATATACCCATGATGTTTGTTATTTCAGAATCGCCCGAAGCAGAGATTTGGAAAAATGAATTCTTGGCTAATTGGATTATGCCAGAAAATGGAGATAAAAATGAAAAAAGATGAAGCGATTCTTTTAAGGGCCATCCAGGAAAATCAGAATATTGAAGATGAAAATTGCCCTCTTCCACGAGAAATTGTAAAAAAATTAAATATGAATCATAAGAGAGCTGATTATATTTTAGAAAAATGGTGTGATAAGAATTGGTACGAATATGGAGTATGCTTAGATTTGGGTTGGCTAACAGAAAAAGGGAAAAATATTAATACTGAATTGGAGGTGCCAAATGAGAAAAAACTACACGATTGAAGAGCTATCCGTTCTCTTAAACATAACGGATGATGAAATCTATTCATTCATGAACAGCGGGCAACTCTGCTATAGCCGGGGACGGGGATTTGAGATATCATTTAGCCAACGGTGCGTCAATGCCTTTATTCCGGTGCTTGAGAAATATCACATTGAAAAAAAAATAGAGAGAATAACTATTGATAAATTAATGGATGCTCAGGGGATGATAAAAGAGAAGTTTTCCGAAACGCCGACCGCTAAATTGGAAAAAATATTATCCCTTGATGATAAGGAAATTGAAAAGCCTTTACCCGAAGTAAAACCAGTCGAAATAAAACCTATCCCGTCCCTTGAAAAAGCAATCCGAAACGAAGAGCCGGAAGTAATCGAAGAGCCTAAAGTAATCGCCTGCCAGGGAGAGCACGAAGTGTATACCCCGGCGACGTATACGGTTGGCGTAAAAAATCAATGGCACCTTTGCGATGCCTGTGCCGGACTTCCGAAATACAAGAAATACAAAAAGAGAGTAAGGATTGAGTTATGATTGACATTTTCGAGTTATCCCAAAAGAAAGTCGTTATCTGTGCAGAAATCGGAATTAACCACCAGGGACAATTATCGATTGCCGAGGAGTTAATTGACGCCGCTGCTGATTGCAAAGTAGACGCCGTGAAATTCCAGGCATTCAAATCTCATGCCCTTTATGCAGGCGAACCGGCTATCCCTCCATCGCTTGAAATTAAAGACGACTGGTGGCCCATACTCAGGAAAAGAGCAAGGGACCGGGGACTGTATTTTGGAGTATCAATCTTTGATGAACCTTCCCTAAAGGCCATAAATGAAAGCAGTATTGAACTTGATTTTGTCAAGATAGCCTCCGGGGAAATTGATGACTTTCCGTTAATTAAAAAGCAATTAGATCTAAGTAATATTTTTGTTATCTCCACTGGGGGTGCACGATTCAGTGAAATCCATGAAATGACAGATTTTTTAAACAAACATAGGAAAAATACCATCTTATTAGAATGTACTCCTCTTTATCCATCCCCCCCCCTGGGGATTAATTTACTTAATATTGATTTTTTCATAAAAATCTTTAATTATCCTACTGGTTTTTCAGACCACACGAAGGGCATTCATTTTGCAATAGCGGCAGTCGCACGGGGCGCAAGGTTTATAGAAAAGCATTTTACCTTGAACCACGACCTGGCTGGAATCGATCATTCTCATTCGGCGGACTTAGGCGAAATGAGGGCTTTAGTCAAGGCTATAGCAGAAATTGATCAGGGGATGAAGACGGATACAAAACAAATAGAAGATCAAGATATTGAAAAAGCTGCACGCGAAGGGAGAAAAAGCATAGCGGCATTAATTGATATAAAAGCAAACGAAATGATTTTGCCAAGCTATATTACAGGAAAAAGGCCGGGATTCGGTATACCAATGCGGCGCCTTGGGTCCATTTACGGAAGAAAGGTCCGTGAAAATATCAAGGCGGGAACGGTTATCACCTGGGGCATGGTGGAGTAATGGGAAAATTCCTTAATGCAGCGTACGCCCTGAGAATCAAGGCGCTGTATGATGATATTAAAGAAAAGAAAATCCCTAACCGCCTGAATCCTGCCGATTCATTCATGGTAAACCGGAAAAGGATAACCAAATTTATCCTGCCCCTTGTGTCAAAGGCATACCGGGAGGGAGTCGATTATGCAATGATAGTTGTAAAACAAAGCCTTAACCAGGATATCGAAAAAGATTATCAGGTTAATCCAAAAATGAAGGATAAACTACTCCTGGAATTTTTAGCCAGGATAACGACTGCCGAAAGCGCCTATAAAATCAGCATGGAGGGGTACAAAAAAATCAAAGAGCTGCAATCCGGCACTGCCAAAAGAGAGGACCCTCAAAAAGATCAAATCTGGAATAAATACGTCAATGATGTCAAGGGCGCCGTGAATAATCTCTTTATCCGGGCGGGACATGAAGGGACACTGAGTGTTTATAAGAAGGTGAAATAATGAAAATATTCGTAATTCAAGGAAAAGTAGATGTTTATGAAGATGCGCACATATGGCCCGCACGAGCATTTTATGAAGAAAAGCAAGCCAACGATCATATTGAAAAAATTAAGATGATATTGGAATTCTTAAAAAATTACAGGGAGTACTTTTATAAAAATAATCTCGATGCATCTGATCGTAATTTAAGAAAAGATGAGATGTTCATCGGAAAAGCAAGGGAGCTCGCAGGGCTTGATGAGCATTTCAAATACCATGATGAGTATATTTCCTGTGAGGAAATCGATACCTACGAATACGAAGTTTTCCCGGTGGAGTTGATATAATGCCAGTACGGAAAAAGGGTAAAAAATATGCAATAGGAAAAGGCCCTGCCGTCTTTACCTCGAAAGAAAAGGCAAAGGCAGCAATGAGAGCGATGTATGCCAGGAAAAATAAAGGAAAAAAGAAATAAATGCCGATGAATTTTGTAAGGATTACCGTAGGCGATAAGCGTGTCTGTGATGATTGTATACGTTTTGAAGATATAGAACCCGCCCCCCTGGATTGGTGGGAGACTTCCGGTTATATGCCCCGGCAGGCACCAACTGAGTGCGGGATGCGTTGCCGTTGCGGATTAGTCCCGGCAACCTTCGGGGAATTAGAAGAAAAATTGAATGAGGTAATAGAAAAGACAATCAGCGAAGGTTTTAAAGAGACAGTAATTGACCTAACCACCGGACGCACTTTATTATTGAAGGACTTTGAGCAATACGACGGACTGCGCACACTGCAATACGAAAAGATTGCCGAAATGGAGGACTTGATTTTAAAATGGAAAATTGCTAATGATGGAGTTAAGCTGCCGAAGGAATTTTTTCAATTGCAGGATATTGAAAAAATGACTGAGTGGCTAAAGGGAGGCAAATCGCCAATTGGTAGATTAGGAATAGATGATTTATCTGATTTCAATAGCAATGAATGGTTTAAAAAATTAACTGAAAAAGAAAAGCAGGCAATCCGAAGCTATACTGGTTCTTCTTATAAATACTGGAATAGCTATCTCAAGGGTAAAATAAGCTCTCTTGATGAAGTTAATATCGAAGCAATTAAAACCATGCAGAGTTTATTTGAAAAACTCCCCCAATATCAAGGGGCCGTCATAAGGGGCGTAACGAGTAGAAATTTAAATTTATTGATGGAAGATTTTATCCCTGGCAATACCATTACGATGAAGGGGTTTATATCTACTACTGAAGCTGAAAATATAGGGATTATAAAGTCTTTTTTAAAAGATGAAAAATCATCAGTTATTTTAAAAATAAATACTAAAAATGGAATGCCAATCAATGGCCTTAGCGGATCACCAGAAGAAAATGAAATTCTACTTAATCATAATTCTAAATATAGAGTGGAATCAGTTAGTGATACAAATAATTATTTTATGGATGAACGGCGATTAATCAAAGTCGTAACATTAAAGGAGATTTAAATGGCAGATAGAAGTGATTATCTAGTGGGTGATGGCAGTGAATTTTTTATGCCGGATTGCAATAGGTGCGTTCATTTTGAAGGTAAAAATATTTGCAAGGCTTTCCCTGAAGGTATTCCCGGCGATATCCTGGAAGGGGAAAAGCATAACAAGATATGGCCGGGACAGACCGGGGCTTATGTATTTGAAA